AAGGGCCCAATTCCAGAGACTTGATTGCGATGTGCTTTGCGAACTGAGATGAGAGTAAGATTATCCAGGATCGTCTGAATTCTAAGGGCAGAATTTCAACAAAATCGACGAATTCTGAGGCGCAACACCAAGGTGGTGCAGGTCATGGTGGCAAACCCAGTACTGCAACAAGCGGGATTTACATGTCGTGGCCAGTTTCGTCACTTGCCTAAGGACTATGTTAAGCGACTTTCTAAGGATCAGACCACTCCGTACATCGATTCAGCGGTTATGGAAGTGTTAAGATTCCAAGGAATACGAGTTTCAGGCTTGAAACCAGCCAACTTGTATGAGGCGGACCAGATGTATCTCAAGTTAGCTAAATACATGGTCAACAGTGACCGGGTCATTAATCGTTGGGACCCTAACATCCAGTACGGATTTTCTCAGGCCTTTGCAGCTTTCGCAAGAAAGAAGTCAGAACCCTTTCTGAAGCCACTCTCTCTTGACGGGATCGTTAAGTCAATGAAAGTTGAGAAGAGTGCGGGAGCTGGATACATAGGACCAAAAGGACTGAACCTGGAAAGAGGTCTCACTAGGATGAAGGATGTGCTAGAAAGAAGGAAAGCGCCCAATCCTGTTCTTGCCTTCACAAGAACTAGCGCTGGAAACAAGACACGATTAGTTTGGGGATATCCCTTGGAAATGACGATGATGGAATCCAGATTCGCTCAGCCCTTGATTTCACAATTCTTGGGATCCAACACACCTATGGCGATAGGAAGATCGAAGTTCAGTCTCGCTGCAGACATCAACTTCAGAGTTTGTTTTCCAGAAGAAGGAGAGAAAGTGTTTGCTCTGGATTACTCTGGCTTTGATTCAACAATATCTGCAGGCTTCATTGACATGGCCTTTGAAATTCTTAGCACTTGGTTCAAGCCACAACACAGAGAGCAGTTTGGATGGAGTAGGATCATTGACTACTTTAAGAGGACCCCTATCGTGATGCCAGATGGGAATCTTTACACTGGAAAGAAATGCGGTGTTCCAAGTGGTTCATACTTCACACAAATGATAGATTCGATTGTAAACGTGATACTCATCTACACAATGTCTAGGAAGTTAGGCTTTGATCTTCCAGGATCAAGAGTGCTGGTAGTTGGAGATGATAGTATTTTTCAAGCTTCCGAAGATCTAACACTTAAGGATCTGGAAAAGGGCCTCTTGGACTATGGCATAAAGTTAAATGTAGAAAAGAGTCTCGT